AATAACGGGTCATCGCTCACAAAGTACTCGACTGAATTATACATCAGCCGCAGCTTGGCATCGGCACCAGCAAGCACCTGCTCAAGCACACCTGCCTCTTGGTTTGTGAGGCGCTCGATGAATGTAGAGCGATAGAGCCAGTATGGACGGGGCAACGGGCCGGGCAGCCCATAGACGACTAAAACGTCGCTCAACTCCGCATCACTGCCGATATGCGTCAGGCCAGCCCCATCTGGCAGGGTTGCGACAAAGGCACCGGTTGCGCTGGACCAAAAGCGGGGCTCATTCCCACCGACCGCCCAGTACCAATCATAGGGGTTGTAACTAAGCATATTGGCCACCTGTCGCAGTTGTGCCCGCCGCGTTGCCTGGGAAGTAGTTGGCACCACCACCGTAAGTAAGGACGGTCCCATTCAACGTCGCTTCATATCGCTTACCAGTCGCAGATCCGGAGATCGTCATCGTGTCCATGACGACCGTCCCATTGGTGACGGTGCACCACGCCGCGCTAAAGTTCGGCGTACCAGAAATAGTGTATGCTTGCAGATAGCCAGTAATGACACCACCAGCGTCAGAGAAAATGTGACGCGGAGCCGCTCCAGACACCAGAACTGGAACACTGGTGCCAAAAGCAATTCGGCCATTTGTTGTCGCCCAGACATGACTATGTCCGCACGCGCCAAAATCACACTTTCCTGCGATTTTAACAAAGCCAGCTGCGTCGGCAAAAACCCCCGCAGCGCCGGACGAGGCGAATTTGATCCCAGCAACTTCAATGCTGGCTGAATTGGTGGAGCGAACACAATGGCCGCTGGTTGAAATCAGAACATTGGAAGGCGTGGTGGGGTCACCACGCAGGGTCACCGTTCCGGAACCCACCCACGGTCCGCTAACTGTCGCGCCTGCCGTGTATGTGCCGTTCCCCACTTGAATGGTGACATTGTAAATCGACAAATCGAGTGAGGCGACCGCATTGATCGCCGCCTGAATGGTCAGTTTCGCGCCACCGCTGGTGTTGGCGAGGCCGTCATTGTTGTCGTTGCCGTCTGTTCGCACATAATAAGTACGGTCGGCGGTCAGCATTTCCCTCGACTGTGTGAGGGTCCGATACAGCGCATCGGCCTTGCCCTTGAAGTACCCAGTCCACGCTTGAAGCCATGTCGTTTTCTTGAGCGTCGGGCCCGCCGTTTCAACAGTCGCCAGCAGGTCGGCATCAACTGGCGCAGACTTCGCAGCACTAGCCACCACCTGATTTGGCAGCGGGGTCACGCTCGCAGCCGAAGCCGCCGCCGCAACTGCACTGGCAGCCGCCGCAGTCGCAGAACCGGATGCAGCACTTGCCGAGGCCGCCGCAGCAGCGGGCACGGCCAGCAACGCAGCCAGGTCGGCATGAATATCGAGCAATTCATCATCGACCGCAGCCACAGCCTGAACCTGCGTCGAGATGGCCGAAACCGACGATACCGCCCCTGAAATACCGGCCACGGTGGAAATCTGGGCATTGATGGCCGCCAGCGTTTCCAGATCGGCAGAGATCGCCGCAAGGCCAGCCAGGTCATCCGCGCTGTCGCCTAGCAGCACAATGGATGCAATGAGCGTATCGAGCGCCGCAAGGTCAGCAGAGGCGGGGATTTTCACCGAGCGTGACACCTGCTCCTGCAATTGCTGATCGCGGGAAACGGCGGCATCGAGCGCCTGCTCAACCACCTCTGCGAAATAAGCCCCCTGGTTCTCAAGATCGACCTCTTGAGTGAACGGAACGTCCCGGATCAGGGTGATCTTTGTACCTAAGGCCGGAGCCGCCAACATGGTGACGGTGAAACCCGAGCCGCCGACACCTGACACTGTGTAGTGCGTGGTCAGCGTCTTGACGGTTTCGGCGCCGGCCGCGTCCGTAGCGATCACCTGCACATGGGCTTCATCGAAAATCTTGAACGTGCCGGAGAACGCCGTCGTGACGCCGTTGCCATTATAGGGGCCAGATTTATTGTTGGCAGACGAAATGGTCATGGCGCACCGGTCCGGTCGGGGTTACCGACCGATACGCGCGCAATGGTTGTCCCGGCTAATCACTCAGTCCCGTCGCGTCCTGTCAACAGTCCCTCGGCCACATCGAGCGGGTTCTCTGGCTGCGCATCGCCCTCAGCGACGTTTGCGCCATAGCCTGACATTTTGCCCAATTGACCGAGCGGGATGCCTAGGACCAGGCCCAGCGCCGTGATGCCATCCTTGACGCCCTTGTCCACATTATCACCCTGCACCGCGCCAGAGACCGATCGCGCGACCCGCACGAGGGTTTCGGCGCCTTGCGCGACCGGCGACACAGAAATGCGGTCATCGTAGAACTTGTCATTGAACGAGTTCAGCATGCCGGTAGTCATCGGCCCCACCACCGGCAACATACCTGACAGGTACCGCGCCTGCGAACCGAAGAACAATTCGCCGAGGTCATCCAACCAGCCGTCGTCGTCTTCATCCCCCAGTTCGCCGCGCGCCGCCTGTGAGATGGCTTCACCCACAATAGCCGGGATTGCCATGCCGTAGAGGTAGATGAAAAACATCCGCTTCTTGCCAGCCCATCCGGCTTGACGCATGGCTGTCGCCATTTCGCCGCCGACGAGGTTGGCCTGGCCGTTGAAGTATGAATAGAACATCGTGAACAGTCGGGTGAACGCCGGGCCTGTCTCAAACATCGAGACGTTTTCCGGGGAGAAGTCGCCCATCGCGCGCCGGATCACGCTATCGGCCTCAAACACAGCCGCATCACCATCCATGCCGCCAGCCACGGCCTGATCATAGGCCGCGTGCCAGGCGATCACATCCACAAGGTTCTGCGCACCCTGTTGCAGAAAGTACCCGTGCTTGTTGGCCAGACCCTGCAATTCACCCAGCGCAGTGGGCTTCACGATGGCGTCCTGAACCCGCCCCTGCAATTCGCGGCTGGCATTGGCAATGCGGTCGCGCATGAAGGCCGACGCTTCCATGGCCTCGGTTCGCATGCCGCCAGCGTCCCGCGCAAATCGGGTCATCGCCGTCACCATGCGGCCCGGCTTGACCAGCACCAGAGCGGACGAGAGGCCGGTCACCTGCTGGAGAGTGTTGACCACGTTGAGGAACATGGTCGAGAGACCCACGCGCTTGCGCATCTCACGCCACACTACCGAGGCGGCGCGCCCTGCCGGCGTCGTCGGCTGTTGCTCAACCGCCTGTTGCGCAGTACGCTGGAGCCAAGGTGTGATCAGGTTCGGGATGATCGACGGGTCAACAGCGTCAATAGCCCCCCTGAGTTCGCCTTTGGTCACCAGCGATGCAGTTTGCCGGATCACCGGATTGAGGTGAGTGAACCGCAAAACCTTGTCCATATGCGCCGGCAACAGCATCAAGTTCAGCGATAGCGGAGTGGTGTAGTTCTGCACGCGCGACTTGGTGAAGCCCGAGCCGGTAGTGGGGAACATGAAGCTGGTTTGCTGTGCTTCGAGCGCCTGTTGATCCTGGCGAATTTGCCCATCGTTAGAAGCGTCGGTATCCGCAATCGCCGGAACATAGCCCCCGCGATAGGTTCCGAACGGCGTGACCACCGGGGCGGCCTCGACTTCGTTGAAATAGAAGCCATAGACGCGCCGATGAGCCGATTGGGCAGGCCGCTTGATCTCGTCCATCAAGTTCCAGATCGCTTGAGCAGTGTCGAAATCCTCTTTGACCAGAACCCCCTCACTGATCAGGCGCGCGACGAACGCATCCCATTGCGACGTGTCCACACGCCCGCGCGTCATCAGCGGGTTGCCCTGGCGACCAACGCTCAGTTTGCCGCCCTTGGTGACTTTCTGTACCTGCCCGGCCAGACCCTTTGACCAACCGCGACCCAATAGAAGCTTTTCAAGGTTGCTCTCGTTTCCGGTGTGCAGAATGGCGTGGAGCAGTTCGCCCTTGTTCTGGAAGGTATAGCCGAGCTCCGGTGCCGCAACGGCAGCCCCCAACAGATCCGCGCGGCGCGGTTCAACAATCGCCAGCAGTTGCCCCAGACGATTGGCCCGGTCGTTGCGATAGACCCCGAGCGCGTCCATGACTGGCTTGGTGAGGTAGCGAGTGAAGGCCCCCTGCCCGCCATCGTCCATGTCACGTGTCCAGGCTTCCATCCGACGGAGCGACGACAGCACAGACAGCGCGCCGACACGCACTTTCTCGAACCGCGTCAGCTTGCGGCTCAGTGCCTTGTTGGCCACGGGTGTGCGCTGGTCCAGCACGTCGCGCAGTTCAGATATCGCCAGATCGCGCTCTACCCGCTGCCCATCGATCTCCATCTCACGCGACCGTTTGCCGACCGCCAGGATATTTTCAATCGCGTCAGCAGTGGTTTCAAACTCAGCGACCGTCAGGTCCTTGAAGTTCCGCGCTTCCTGGCTGTTGACATCGATGGCGTACTCCAGGTCGGCAGCCGTAACGGGGTCGTCAATCTTTAGCTGCTCCATCCAGACCGCGAAATCAAAGGCACGATCCCCGGCAGCCAGCCCGAAACGAGCCGCGACTGCACGCGCAGCCTTCACAAAATCAACGTTGCGAACCTTGCCCAACTTCGCATCTGGCTTGTTCAGCTTGGCCATACGATCAACGACGGCCTCAGTGCCGGCGGCGACCTTTCGCGCTTCGGCATAAAGCATATGGTTCATCAATTGCCGACGCTTGGCCTCGACCAGTGCAGCTGCATCTTCATTGAACCGTGCTGTGCTGGCATTGGCCGCAGTGGTGCTCACACGAGCCGCCGCAGCCGCATCACCCGCCCGGACCGCGCCCCGGGCCTTGGTTTCTACCAGGCGCCGCGCCCGATCCATCCACAGGCCCTCACGGGTTACCGTCGCAGTCATGCGCATAGCCTCTTGCCCGGCCTTGCGTTCGGCCGCGAGGAACCGATGTGCCGCACTGGCATCTCGAAGCCGCATCGTGCGCAGGGTGCGTCGGGCGGTCTCCCGCGCTTCCTTGACGCTCAAGCCACGGTCGAGCCCTGCCACCTCATTAAGCGCCTTCAACTCTGCTGCCAGAGCTTCCCCGCGCTTGTCGCCGTGCACAGCATCGAGCGCCAACTGCTGCACGCTCCCATCGGTCAAAGGGTCATTGTGCGCTTCCCGCATCTGCCGCTCGGTTTCGGCCTCGACAGCCTCATCAATTGGCGGAGCCTTGGCCAACGCATCGAGCAATTGGCCCCCCGTTTCATAGCCATACATGGCGGCAACAATATCGGGGTGCAGCCCGCCTTCATGGGCGAAGACTGCATTTTTGTGGCCGTGGCCGTCCTTGGTCGAGCCCGGGAGTTGGTGGAGCCAGCCTTCGCCATAATTGCGCTCAATGGCCGCCCGATCCAACTTTACCGGGGCGGTCTCGTTCCCGTCGAAATCGCGGCCAAACCGCAATTCCTGGACGGCGCGAAACATGGGCATGCTTCGCAGCCGCTTTTCGATGATGGTACGCACCTGTTTGCGCTCAGTCTTATAGGCCTCGGTGGCCGCCCGGCGGATAGGAGCCATGGTCTCATTCAAGAGAGCGGCAGTGGCCTCGTCCCGGGCCTGCGAACGCAGCTTCTGGAATGCCGCAAACTGCTCTGCGGTCATACCCAGACTATCAGCAGTCAAGGCGACATCCGGCGCGGTCTCCTGTTGGGCCGCAGCGATTTCCGCATCGGTCGCCAGCATGCGGTCGAACACCTGCTTGAGCGGCCCAGACACCTCAATGTCGAGCCCACGGGCCTTGCGATAGATCGAGAGCAGCCAGGCCCTGAACTTCTCAAAGGCGGCCCGCAGCCCGATGGATGGCGCTTTGCCGGACATGGCATAGGCTTCAAACTCGGTTGCGAACCGCTCGTGCTGCTCAACAGTCAAAACACCCTCAGGCCCGACGCCAAGGTACTCAGCGACGGTGGCCCAATCATCGGTGTTGATCTGGCGCAGGGCCTCTAGGAAAAAGTGGCCGCTCTCATGCAGAAAGGTAGACAGGTCGGCCGACTGGAAAAGCGAAACAACCGCGCCTTCATCGCCGAACGTGATCTGCCCACGCGCCCCGCCGCCAGGCGCCTGCATGTCGGCCTGATACAGGATGCGCGGATCAGCCGGATCAAAGGTGCCACGGTTGGCGGTAGATTTGATCTGTGTGGGCTCGAAGGCGATCCAACTGTCGCCCTCACCTTCGGCTGCGTTAGCGTAGACGATGCCGTCGATACCCTTGGTGGCAAGCGCATTTTGGGCAGTGTCATACCCATCGAATACCGCAGTCGCTTCGTCACGGGTCAGTACGCCCGCCTCTAGCGCGCCCATGGCGATGCGTGATTGTGTCCAATAACCTTCGTCAGTTAGTCTCAGCGGGTTCTCAATGCGTAGAAACACCGGAATAATACGCGAAGGTTTTTGATCGGGAGATAGCAGCGGCGCAGCGCTGTCGATGCGCGCATTTGCCTGCTCAGCAGTGCCAAAGTGGGCGCCACCTTCCTTAGTCGAATTGGTGCGGAAAACGTCGAAGTCTTTCGACAGCGTCCCATGATAAACCACCAGCGGCCTGCCATCGGCATCGACAACCTTGCTGTTGCCGAACCATTCCTTGAACGCTTTCGTTTCAGTGTTTACTGGCCCCTGCCCATATTGCCTCTCACCCTCAGCCATCGCGGCCCGGATAACCGCGTCCTCGTCATCCAGAGACACGCCAAGCGAGGCGAGGTATTCTTCGATCTGGTCAAGCCCATCAGGCGCCACGGCGTCAGTGGCATAGATCGGTTCGCCCCGCAGTTCCCGATCAATGGCGTCGAGAAGTGCCCGGGAAATATCGGGCGCCTCGGTGCCATCGCGCTGTGCCTGCATGTAGGCGAGAACCAAGGGATCATCGGCCAGATAGCCCGCTTCGATGGCCGCGCGTGCCACCTCGTCAAACCCAAAACCCGCCCGATCGGCCCCACGCCCGAGCATGTCGCCAATGGCCGCGATGAAGCCTTTGCGTTCGAGCCGGAGCGTTTTCTTTCCGCGCCCGCGCTTGATCACCGAAGCATCGCGCGCCGCCAGTTCCCCGCCCGGATCAACAATGCCGCCACGTTCAGAAATGAATTCCAGCAGCGACTTGCCCCGGTTAGCACCGACCGCGCGCCGGTTGCGCGCCTCAGTCAGGGTGCGGGTCAGTGCATCAGCATCGCGCAACTGCATTCCAGCCGGTGCCACGCCACGAACTTGCGGCAGCGGATGAGCGGCCAGAAACTCCTCAATGGCCATGCCCGAGCGCTCAGCCATCGTTCGGTAGAACGCCGGGTAGAGCATCGCCTCGGTCGTGGCAACGTCGGTTGCTCGGCCGGCGGTGCGCAAACGGCTCACCATCTCGTCATAGATTTGCGTCTCGACAGCGCGATACTGCTCCTCGTCGCGGCGCACTGCCTCGGCCAGGTCATATGCCTCTTGCAGCGCCTCTTGCGCACGCGCGTTGAACTCAGACGCCTCGGTCACCGTCATCTCATCAGGCGACAGCTTCATATTCTCGACGAGGAAACCATCGTGCGAGGACCCGGCCATGACAGTGGCATAGCTCGCCGTCGGGATTTTCAGGTCTCCGCCGGTCTGCACCGCCGCTTCCAGATCATCGCGGGTCACACCGTTAATCGAGGCTGCCATCTCATAGGGGTCGACGCCCTGAGACTGGAAATAGGTCACCCATGCCTGCGCGGGGATGAACAGGTTCTCGGCCTTGCCGTTGGCCAGGGCACGCTTGAGCCAGCCTTCGAACGCCTCTGGGGTGCGTTCGCGAACCTTCGACGCCTGTGCAGCCTCAGACAAATCCTTGATCGTCTGCTGCGTGGCCTCGGTCCGTTTGGCCGGATCCTCGACAACCTTGGTGGCCGCAGCGCCAAACGCATCGACCCCGCCGCGCAGCCCCCCGCCGGCAGCGGCGCCGCCGAGGAAGCTCTGCACAAACCGGCCGATAATTTCTTCTTGCTTGTATTCGCCGCCGCTTGCAGCGGTCACTGAAATCAGGATCGCTTCCTGCAGCGCCTCAGTCGAACCCTCGGCCAGCGCCGCCTGCAGCGCATTTGCCGCAATCTCAGGGAGCCCATTGGCAATCAGGCGTTCCGCAAGCACACCATCGACAGCCTCAACTGCCACGCCGCCAACCGAAATGCCGCCGAAGATTTTTGACAGGCCGAACGTATCGAGCGCCGTCATCGCAAGCCCGGCCCCGGTCGCTACCGCCACGCGCTGTTCGACCGAAAGATCGGTGCGCTGCTTCAGCTCGGCATTCGCTTCACCGCCAAGGCCGATCAGGCTCACCAGAGGACCAAATCCACCGCTCGCCACAGATGCCGCCATCTGCGGCAGTGACATGGCGATAGTGTCAGCCATGAACGCCAGAAGGGTCCCGGTGCCTCGGATGTCCTGCCATTTTGCAGGCTCAAACCCCTTTGCTTCCAGATCAGTGAGCAGCCTCTGGGCCCCATCGTAGACCAGGTTAAGAGGCGCGTTCGCAATCGCATCGGCGCGCTGACCAGCAGTCAGGTCCGGCCCACCGACCAGTTGGGCATTGGGATCGCGCATGGAATTGGCGAGGAGCCCAAGCCAGTTCGGGGTGCCGTCGCCATTCATCAGGACGCCCTTGTCAAAGGCATCACCCACGCCGTCGAGAAACTGGCCAACCGGCCCGCGCTCAAGAGCCTCGGCCGCGTCCCTTGTGTATTCCTGCCCCTGAACTACCAGTGTGGCTGTACCCATCTGGATCGGCGCAGAAATTCGCTCGAACACACTCATGTTCTCAAGGTCATCGCGCGCGATCGCAGCGTTCTCTGGAGTGCGCAGCCACTCGGTCAGCAGCGGCGACGAGGACAGAATTGTTGACGCCTTGGCCTGTTCGACCGCGCGCTGAAATACCGGCTTGTATTGCTTGACCATCGAGATCGGCGGGCTGGGATTTCCCGTTGCCTTGGCGAAATCCGTCCCTAACCGCAGGTTTTCCGCCGCCTGATCAGGCGGTTCGTCAATGCTGCCCAGAACGACGTTTACCGCGCCAACCCCAGCCTGTTGCTGGCGCGACTTCCATGCTTCATATTCGGCAAGAGTTTTCAAAGTGCGGGCTCCGGCTAATTTGCCAAGGCATCGCACGTCAATGGTTGTTGAAAGGGAATTTGGATGGGTTGGTTTGAAAAGCAGAGCACCCCGCTAGGCCGCGTCGGGCTGATCGGATATGCGTTCAGGTGGATCGTGACGGCGATTGCTAGCGTGCTACTGGTGACAACTGTAATCAGACTGATTGTTTGGCTCAGCGTCAAACTCGCCAGTTAGGCCGTTGACATTCGCAACACAAAGCGCAACACTCCACAATAGTTGACGCCCGAGGCAAACTCTGTCAGCATCCACCTGCTTCGAGAGATCGAAGTCGGGGATGGAAGCCCGTTTGCCACAAGGCGCTCAACCGCGCCGCGATCCATTCGCTGGACGCGGTTTTTTCATGGTCGGGGCGTGATGGGGTGCCCTCGGGCACGCCGGTTCCTTGTGGCTGGTCTTCCAACCCGTCACGTCCCCGGCCGCCAGTTTGGAAGCTGGACCGGGGCCACACACAAGGAGCCCTCAAATGTCAGCAGATGCCATCACCCACATCCCTACCCACCTCCGCACGGTGCGCGGCTCGGACGAGCCTGTCGTGTTCGTCCAGAACGGCCACGTTTTCGCCAACAGCCGCGACGTTGCGGCTTGCTTCCAGAAGCAGCATGGCCACGTCCTCCGCGACATCGACAATCTCATCACGGCCGAGCCCTCCTTAGGCCTCTCCAATTTTGGAGAGGGGTCATATACCCTTGCGGAAACCGGGCCGCAGCAGCACCGTTGCTATGACATGGACCGTGACGGGTTCGCTCTGCTGGCTATGGGGTTTTCCGGCAGCAAGGCGCTCCGTTGGAAGGTCTCCTACATCCGCGCCTTCAACGCGATGGAAGCCCAACTGCGCCAGCCCATCGCCATCGAAACGAACAACGCCAATGCAGACCTGCTGAACAAGGTTCTCGCCAACGGCGGACGGGGCATCGCGCCGCAAGTTTTCACCACAGATGCAATTGGCCGGGCATCGGGCGGAAGGCTGACGACTAACCGGCTAGCCGCTGCAGCGCGGTCTCTCGGCTGGATGCCGAATGGCGTCATGAAGTGGAACGGCGCCACTCGCCGGGTCTATCTCAGCCCAACAATAAAATGGCCGCGAGACGCCGCCCGTCGCCGCGCCACTATCCGTCGAATGTTGGACGGCAGCGTGGCCCAGCCCCAGACAGTGCACACGGTAGATCAAATCGACCCCGCAATGGATATGCTGCTCTTGTGCGAGGCAGTGCTGCTGGCAAACGAGCCGATTGCGCGAGAGACAGCAACCGCACTCGGGTCAACGATTGAACAGGCGCTGAAACTTCTGGCTCCAGTCCGGGAGGCCGCCAACGTTTGACTAAAGGCGGGCCGGTCAGAGCGGCCCACCTACTGAAGCAGGAACCGCTCATATTCATCGGTGACTTCCTGGTCACTGACCTTCCGGCCCAATGACCGCTCAAGATCGGCGCGGATACCATCACGCAACTGGATTGGCACATCCTCATATTTGACCGCGACATCAACGCTGCTGCCATCGGGCCGCGTACCGGCCTCGAATAGCCGCGCGTCTTGCGTTTCTGTGCTCCACAGAAAGCCAGCGCCAGGCGTTGAGATCACCACCGGCAGCAAGAGCCGATTGATCATGGACTGAATTTCGGCCTGGTCAGGGTTCTGCCCATCATTGGACGCTTTGTGTTCCTCGATCAGGCCAGCCAGCGCGTTCTGGAATTCGGCGATGCGGGCGGCCATTTCGGTTCGCCTATTGCCGTCGAGATCGACCGTGCTCAGTCCAACAGCTGCCAGAGCGGTCTCGGCCTGTGAGAACGCAGTGGTGAGCGCGATATCCTTGCCAGCCCCGATGTCCGCTTGTTTGGCAGCGAACTTCTCAAAATCCTCATCGCTCAGACGCCCGGCCATGCGTTCGGCCAAGAGATCGCGCTTGGCAAACGCTGCAGGATCGGTGGCCGATTGCGCGTAGAGTTCATATTTCAGCGTCGGGTCAGTCACCGCCGCACCATTCTGCAACATGGTCCAGGTGGCGACGAGTTCTTTCATACCCGCCTGCCCGAGCGCAGCCTGCAACTCCGGCGGGAACGTCAACGGCGACACGCCCTTGGTGAACACCAGATCAGCCGCCTCATTACGCAGCGCCTCGGTCTTTGCCTTAGCCGCAGCCTCTTGCTGCTGAAGGATACCGGCAAGCGAGGTGCGCGTCAGGTCCCTAACCTCGGGATCCTCGATCTCGGCCAGGGCAGCCTCGATGTCCCCATCGCCGCTCTCGATCCGCGTCAGGATTTCCGCCGCTGCCTGCTTCGCTTTTTCGGTTGTCACTGCCGTGTCGAGCGCGACCTCAAGCGCGTATTGATCGGCCCCGGTCAGCGCCTCGCGATGTTCATTCAGATAAGCTTCGGCCGCCAACGGATCATCGACTGCTTTTCGCATGGCGATGCTGTGGTGAACGCCGGAGATGAACGCCTCCTCTTTGGCCCGGAGCATATCTGGGTCCCAGCCTTCGAGATCGGCCTGCTGACGCAGTTCTGCCTGGCCCGCTGCAATGGAGCGGTCAACCTTGACCGGGTCGTTTGCCGCGGCGAGCGCTTCATCTCCGAACATGGTAACCCGGGCCGCGCTGGCGCCCTTGACCCATACCTTGAGTTGGTTCGCCTCGTGCACAATGACGCTTTCCTGAACCGACTGGAAGCGGGCTCCGGATGCCTCAGTGTAGCTGCGTGACGCGCCGGGGCTCGTCAGGCCGCCCCCGATCTGGCGTCGCTTCTCCTCCCAAGACTGTTCGAACGACTTGCGCGCCTCAACGGCGGCTTTGCCCTCAAGGGTCATATAGCCGCCTTCGCCGTACATCGCTTCACGGCTCCAGGCTGCAAGGGCATTGTCTGCTTCCTTGGCTGCCGTCATATCTTCGAGGTCGCGGACCTGCGACATCACCTCAGACGCCTGTCCAAGGCCCTGCGCACCGGCCTGCATGCCCCGCCCGATAGCCGCGCCGAAATCATCCGGGGTGGCGCGAGAAGTCAGGTTTTGCCGCAGGATCGGGCGGTCAGCGACGGAGCGGTTGTAGACAGGAACCTGCACCATGATTAACCCCCAACCGCAGGCCGATTGTAGGAACGGTATCCGCCATAAGCCGAACTGGCTCCACCGAGCACGGTGCCGGCCGCATTGAGATAACCGCCCATCAAGGCGTTGTCGGCATTCGAGCGGCTCAGCGCCGCATCGGCGCGCCCATTAACTGCGTCAACGCGGAAATCATAGGCTTCATGTGCGGCGTTGCGACGGATGGTCAGGGCGTCGAGTTCGCCCAGATAGGCCGTGTCAATCATCGTATCGAGCGGCGAGCCGAACGTGAGATCGACGCCGTTGGCCGACATAGCCGCACGCTGGCGCCCCTGCAACTGAGCAATCTCAAGCCGCTTCTGCTGTTCTTCACGCGCCCCGCGCTCCTCAGCGTCTTTCGCGCGGCGCTCGGAAAGCACCGCGTTCATTTCCATAACCTGGGCGTTGTATCGGCTGGCCTTCGATGACGCGTCTGCCTGATAAATTGCCCCGGCGCCGCCGATCACGGTGCTGGCGATGGCAAGGCCAGTGACAAGATCACACATTTCCAGCCTCCATCCTGAACACCCGGAACATCCTGCCCTCGACGCCAAGCGGTATCGGTTCGCCCAAGGTAAATCCAAGCCACAACAGCCAGCGCTTGGACACTTCGTTCCGATCATCAACCGCGTTCATCAGGACCCGATACCGCGTTGATAGTTGTCGCTGCCAATCCCGCGAGCCCCGCAGGAACCCGACATAGTGCTCGACTACTGCATCGGTCCCCAGCAGCCAGGGTGCGCCCACGCGAGTAAGCACGTTGATGTCACCGACCCCGAACATGAGTTCAGGCCGGCCATTCATCATTGCCGTCCAAGCTACAGACGATTTCCGAAACGAGAATGCCAGCGCCGCACCGGGAGAGCGCCCAGACGCAGCCTGAATTTCATCACAGTCGGCTTGGCGCATACGGCGCGCGATTGAACGGATGTGAGAGGCGCGGGCGGGGACAACCTCAATTACCGCGCCACCGACACGTCCGGCATCAGCGACAGGATGGTCATCGGCAGCGGGTCGAATTGTTTCACCCAGGTCGTTCCGCCCTTGGTCCAATCCCATTTGGGGGTGATCGAGATGTCCCCGGTGAACGCCTGAATTGCCTCGTCCCACGCTTCACCCGCCCGTTGCTTGTATTCAATCAGTTGCGTCTCGCTTGGCCCGGTCCAGATGCCGCGCGTCTTTTCCACTCGCAGTGTCACCTCACTGACTGACTTCCAGCGCGCCTGCACCGATCCAAGGCTCTGAAGCACGCCCATGTCGAGATCGAGGGTTTCGAGCGCCGCTTCATAGGCCAGCCCCAGGTGGATAACTGAACCGGCATAGGGCAACGTCACATCACCTTCGGCGTCCGATGTCAGGTTGCGCACCACGTTGCCATCGACCAGCGCCACCAGCGCCGTGTTGGGCAGATGCGCAATCCGCACCGATGATATAGGCGCGCCGGAGTAGGAGAGCCCGCTGTCGACAAAGAAGGCATCCGCAACGGACTCGAACTGGCGAGTATGCAGCCGCTCGATGAACCGCTTCGAGGCGCCATCGATCGTGCGCTTTACGATGAAATACGGCACATCCTCGCCGCCTTCGGCGATCACGGCCACATCCTCGAACAGCCCGCCAGTTTCCTGCCGCGTCCAGCCCCAAACATCATGCTCTTTCATGTAGGTCAGGGTGACCAGCGATCCATCATCGAGCACGACATAGACAATCGAGTGGGGAGCCTGCGCATAAGCCCACGCCTTGATGTCGCGACCCTCGAACATGTGGCGTGCCAGGATAGTGAGATCCTTGCCGGTGAAGCTGTCCTCGGAAAACTCATAGCTGAAATCGCGCACCACACCGCCACGCGCCTGCGAGAACAACACTGTGTTGCCCACAACAATCGGCTGTACCTTGGACGCCCCGCGATAGCCCTGATTGTCGATCTGGACGTTCTGCGTCAGGTACTTGGTGTCAGCGCCCTGGACGATCCATTCCGCCCCAGAGGTCAGCACCATCAGGCCACGCATCGGCAGCAGCGACCGGATTTCATTGACCTGTCGGGCACGGATACGGAAAGTGATGGCATCGCTTTCCTTGGCTGGGGAGGCGCGGCCGAAATTCTCGTAGTTGGCGGATTGCGACAGCCAGCAAGCCTGAGGGTTGTTCAGACTGGACGCCAGCGCCAGCCGCTGATCGACAAAGGTGGCGCATCGAGGATAGTTGCCAGCGCCAGAGAATGGATTGGTGGCGACCTGCGGCGTATCGGCCAAATCGGCCACGATGTTGTCATCGACAAAACTCAGCCCCTCGGTGCCGCCGATATAGCCGTAGACGCCATTGTCGAGTTTGTAGATCACATAGCGCGCAGCCCCAGACACGGCTGACCAGGTGATGGTGTTCTTGTTCCCTGCAGTCGAGAGGTCATTGGTGATTGTGCCCGCCGCCGAGGGCAGGCTTTCCTCATCGGTATCAGCCTTGATCGTCGCGACCTTGTAGGAATAGGAGGTTGCGCCAGAGCCGACTGTTGCGCGGGCCCTGGCAGCGGTGCCGGTTGCCACGCCACCAGAAACATAGGTGGTATAGGCGGAACTGTTGATGCCTGACAGTTGGAAGGTGTTTGCGGTCGCGCCCGCCACGGTATAGGTGTTGCCATTCACCTCAGTCATGCCGACAACGCCCGAGATCGTGATGGTTTCGCCATTGACGAAACCATGGGCATTGGCCGTCACTACCGCCGGGTTGGCCTTAGTGATGCCGGTGATGGCGGCAGTCGGGCCCGCAGGTGGCGAGATCGCCGGGGCGAACGTCGGGGCAGTCAAGAGCCAGTTGTTGTCAGCCAGGCGCGATAGCTTGCGCGGGGCATAATTGACCTGCGTCTGGTACATCACATCAGCTTCTTGGATGTAGACCAGATCGGCCAGGTCGGCCGGCGCATAGGGTGTGGTGAACTCGTAAGGGTTAGTGCCCGTCGCAACCCCGCCGGACACATAGGTCGTGAAGCCCGTTGTGTTGGTCGCCTGGAGCTCAAACGTGTTGGCTGTCGTGTTGGCAACGGTATAGCTGTTGCCGTTCAATTGCGTCATGCCGACAACGCCAGCAATAGTCACCACGTCGCCATTGCTGAACGGGTGCGCCGTCGCTGTGACAACGCCAGGGTTGGCCTTGGTCACCCCTGTGATAGACGCCCCTTCGAGCACAACACCACCATCACGGATTACGCGGGCATATTGATCGCCATATTCGAGTATGTAGGACTGCTCGGTGTTGAACTGAAACGGGATCAGGCGCGCCTCGTCCGCGCTGTCCTTGACCTCAGCAATGAATTCGAGCCCGGCCCGGTTCGACACCCCGCCGTGAGGGTGAATGAACAGGTTTACAGCCGTCTTGAGGCCGCTGGAATATTTGGCCAGGTCCACCCGTGCCCATAGGGCGGGCGAGAGTTCCCCGGCAGTGAACGACGGCTGATAGGCGCGGAAATCAGCCATTGTCGTCATCCCATTTCGCGGACTTCATGCCCATAGGCAGGCGCGAATTGCTCAGCGCATAGTCGCAACAAACGACACGACCCTCGTACATTCCAAAGTGGCTCGGCTTGATATCGCGGTTCAGAAACTCAGGCAGTTTCCCCGGCAACTCGCCCTTGCGCAGCGGCTCAACGCGCTTTTGCAGCAACACCAAGCCATGTCGCGATATCGACACACACGGCGCCAGCCACTTGGATGCCTTGAGATAATGCTGTGTTTCAACCCACGTCCTATATTCATGGGCATTCTGGAACATGCCGTTCGGGTCTTTCTCCACCTTGACCACAAGGGTGGGATCGATGAGGCATTCGAATACGTTGCGGCAAACCCCTTCTCCCAGCTTGTCGCCGCAGAGCAGGTCGAACGCCTCTTCAAACGCCATTGCATTGCTGTCCAGCATCAAATCACCCGCCGGCCATACTGGTCATAGCGCTGCCCGCCATCACCGCGCGCCTCAATCACCTCGCTGGGGCTGTCGCTGGTTTCGCGCACTTCATTGGCGTCCGACGCAGCAGCGCTGGCAGTCGTCCGAACAGCGAGCTGATATGCATCGGCACGGATTTTCGGGTCGCGGGTCAGCGGCATTGCCAGCCGCACCGCAAGGTGCCAGCCAAGCGCTTCAATGAAATCGGCAGGGAACTGAGCCGGATCGGTGAGTTGGAAGGTGTAAGTCAGGTACGCCGGGCTCACGTCGCAGAAGATGGTCTGCCCCTCAATGGCATGGTGAAACCCGCCGGCAACGACGAGGGAGCCGTCACTCGGCAGATAGTCGGCCAGGCTCTCGTCGGATATGCGGCGAACCTTGAGGCAGTCCGCTGGCCGCTGATAAGCATAACCCCAGCGATTGGCTTTGAGGTTCGTCACCTCAGCCAACGCCTCAGTCTTTGCGGCAAAGCGCCAAGGGTGCGCCTTGAGCAGCACATCGCGCACATGGGCATAGTACTGCTTGCACGCGGCGGCTTCAGCGCTCTCCTCATCAATCGATGAAATGGGCGGTTTGGCCAGGTTTGTCAGGGCAAGATTGCAAATGAAAACGACCGAGGACAAAAGCCGTCTCCCTAAAGTTTGTAGCCCCAGGCGGTGACGCTGTTTTTCGTGTTCCCAGTCCCCAGCGACGGGCACGTCACGACGATATCGGTGTCGAGCGCTGATGCCGGCAGCGGCGGATCGAACTTGAGATGCAGGTCAGGGTTCTTCAGGGCCGCACCAGCCACGGCGCCGTGCACGAAGGTGCGTGTTCCGCCTAGCAGCCCGGCGATAGTTACATCGACCAGCGCGGCAGACGTTGCGCCGCCACCGGAGATCAACAGCCCCGAGATGTAGGTTGTCTTGCCCGCGTCACTATCGAGCGTGGCGACCGCAGCAGCAGCCGAAACAACGCCAGAACCACCAATGATCGGGGTTGCGTCAAGAGGGTAGCCATGGGCGGAACGCACCGGGGCAATAGGCTGCATTGGATTGGAAAACGGCATCTATTGGCCCTCGGTGAGATGATGAAGGGCGGCGAACCGCCCCTCGACTAGACGGTTTCGTCGTCGGCATCGGCCGTGCCGTCGTCGGCATCGCCTGGAGCGCTGTCATCTGCATCGTCACCACCAGCGGCAGCGATGATCTCATCGGCTTCCTTGGCGGTCTTGATGTCGGTACGGCCGGAGAGTTCGGACGCCAGCTTGATGCGCTCAGCAGCCGGGGCCTTCTTCGTCCCACCTTTCTTGCCGTCAGCATCATGGTCGAGAGGATCAACGGTCGGGTCCCAGCCGATGGGCTCCATCCACTTGCGCGAGAACTGCGACCGGTGCTCGATCGCAAATTCTTCGCCGGGGTCACGACGTTTGGAGTTGAAGTACCCCGTTTCGATTGCGCGGACCTGCATGGCTCAAACCCCGTTGGATTGGACTGAAGCCACGACGCCGGCAGTGATTTTGCCCGCCGTGAAGTTGCCCGCGCCGGCCACTGTGAACTTGAGGCGGGCATACTGCAGGTTCAGGCCCTGCGGCAGCAGCGTCCAGGGGATCTGGAAGCCCGCAACCAGCTCGGCCTCAGTAAACGTGCCAAGGGTGATCGTCTTGTCGGGCGTGAACGTGTCGGTGCTGTCGAGCTCAATGTCGATCTTGAGCGTGCCATCCTCGGCCGCAGTGTCGAACGTCTCGACCACCTGCACCAGCAGAGGGATATGCGCCGACTTGGCCACATCGCGGCTGAGATCGGCAGCGGCCCCATAGGCCCGGCCCATTGCCCGGAAGTCGATGGTATTGGTCGAGCCCGCCGTGGCAGTGATCGCCTGCGCATCGGAGAAAATCAGAGTGTTATCAAGGATCATTTTGGTTTCCCTTCCTCAGGAACCAGAGTGCCCAGCGCGCCATCGCGACAGGGTAGTTGTGTTGCGATCACAACGATTACCGCAACACTGTGATTACGCGACGAGCGCTTCCGTGTTCAGGATCGCGTCCGTGATGCGGATCGGAATGCCGCGCCAGGTCATGACCTGCTTGCCTTCAAGCTCGGTGCGCTGCAACTGCAGGGCCGAATTCTTGGCCGATCCGATGCCGGCGCCCAGCTTATCCAGAACCGAAGCCATGCCACGGTTCATGTAGATCGCAATGCGCGAGCTTTCCGGGTCAGCCTGGGTCGACTGGAGTTTGTAGAACGCATCGATCATCAGGCTATTGAGGTCAGTGCTGCCCGCAAGCGCCGAACTTACGTCGATGTTGGCAATGCGGGAGTTGTAGCGCCAATCCTTGACGGCCACGCCGATGTTCCAGGTGAACAGTTCTTCCTTGACGTAGAAGGGGTCATTGTTCGCATCGAGCACGCGCTGCTCACCCTTGTCGTCACGCTGCACACCGGCCTTGGACCCTTCCGGGTAAAGCAGGTGCGTGGCGTGATCGCCCCAGGTGACAAACCAGATCGAGGTGTTATCGGAGCCAACGCCGCCGCCGAGAACGATCTGGTTACCGGCGCCGCCGCCGCCCGTGGCCGAATAGCGGGCAGCCAGGCCCTTGAACTTCTCCGGAGTGGTGGCGGTGTCGTGATAGAAGAACCCGCTTTCCATTTCCTGCGTCATGGCCTCGATATGCGAGCGGGCCTCAGACAGTCGCATCTGGGCCGGGTTTTTCGCACGAGCCAGGACGCGGGTATCAACACCCGACCGGGCTTCGAGGAAACCGGTGGTGTCGGTCACCGCCTGCAGAGTGGATTTGCTCTGCGGAGTGCCCTTGTAGAGGCGGCCCCACGCAGGGGTCGGCAGGCCGGTGCGGATGGCATGGTCGTGCTGAGTGCCGTTGTTGCACTCCATCGCCATTGCATCATCGAGCACGGGGCTGAGGCGCTTGAGAACTTCGATGACTTCGCCAGTGGCCGGGGCGTTGGCCTTATGGACGTCGATCAGATTGAGATATGTGGACGACAGGGTTGCCATCGCTATTTACCTTTCGGGGTATCGTTGGGGTAGAGAACAGACGCAGCATCCTGCTTCTGCCCGCCCCTCGGGTTTTCACTGATGGCCGGTTCATCTTCACCGATCGCGGCACCGACCTTGGCCAGCAAACGGATGAGTTCGGGGTGGTTGCCCGCCCCTGACGCATTGAGGTATTCACGCAGGCTGTCAGAGCCGAACCGCTCGACAACGCCAGCCGCAGTCGAGGCCGTGGCATCCCATTTGGCGCCGCCGATCTCGGGGTCTTTCTTGGCCTGGTCGACCCAGCCCTGAGTAGTCGCGGCCCAATCCTCGGCCTGCTTGGCCAGGCGGGCCGTCTGGGTTTCGATGAACTTGTCGGCGAGACGCTGGGCATCGCGGTTCGACAGTCCGAGGTCCTTGAATTCTGGCCCCAGCGCCGCGAGCATTTGGGTATCGACGTTGACGCCTTCGGGCATCTTGAGGTCGTAAACGCCATCCTCAGGGATAGCGTCGAGCTTGGCTTCTTCAGCCTCCTTGGCCGCATCCTCGGCTTCGGCTTTGGCGCGATCCTCAGGGCTCATCGCCTCAAGTTCAGCTTGACGCGCAGCCTTCGCCTCATCGGCAGGCGCAACCTCCGCATCATCATCCGCAACACTCTGGTCAGCAGCAGGCTCAACGCCGTCCGCAGCGGGCTCAACAACGCCATCAGCGCCGCCAGCGCCCTCACCTTCGGGAGCCCAGAGCGGCGCATTCCAGAGATTACTCAGTGTCCGCAACATAAACCCCTGCCTTTTCCTGTTCGGCGCGCTGGGCATCCCACAGCAGCAGCCTGGCATATTCTGACGGGCTCACTTCATCCAACTTCGAGATCAGCCGGAGCCCGACGTTGACCTCACCAAGGCGCCGATTTGTCTGCGCATCATCGCCTTGGAACGCCGAGCGGTAGACGCCGCATTGGCTCAAAATCCAGAGCAGAACGCGCTTGCCTTCCGGCCCTCGCAGAACCACTTCAAAATCAGTGACGATCTGAGGCGGTATGCCCGTTTGCGACACAGATGGTTGTCGCTCCAAATCAATGCTCAATGCACTGTCTCCGGTTCATGGGTAATCTCGATGGTGATCCAGCCGTATTGCGCGTTCCCCGCGACGATTACGACGGCATCGGTGGGCTGGCACTCCTCGCCGTCACCGTCAAACCAGTTGGTGATCGGCAGCGTCATGCCGCCCTCGACCATCACAAGGCCAGCGTCGAGCATCACCACCTCAAGGGCTGGGAGTTCTTTCATCCGCCGATCCCCAGTTTCGCCAGCATGTTCCCGACAGAACCCGCGTCGGTTTCGCTCAGCACCTTGGCCGCTTCAGCGCCCTGCTTCATGGCTGGCGCGACCATTGACGCCTGCTCTGCCTGCTGCTGTTGCGCCGCCTGCTCAGCCCGCGCGCTGCGCATTTCCGCAACCTTGTCATCCGCAATGACGATCGCCGGGGTCACACCGATCATTTCGGCGTATTCATCGATCGACTGGTCGCCATCGAGCTTGTCGAGCACTTCAGGTTTGGCCGCCGCGATGTTGCCTGCAAATGCCCACAGCCGCTCGATGCCACCGGTGGCCACAGCCTTCTGCGCCTGGGCAAGCATCGAGATATACTCGATCTTGAGCGACTGACCCTGAAGCTCAACCGGTGGCTCGGGCAGACGGCGGCTGCGTTCAAGGATGGCATAGGTCCGGTCAATGACCGGGGCCAATTGCCCGCCATAGATGTTTTCGAGCACCGGCCCGAGCGCGAGCAGCTTTTCTTCCTTGCGCTCGGCGATCTCAAACTGGTTGCGCGGCTGAATGCCCTCCATATTCGAGAGCATCAGAAACAGATCGGCATAGAACGCCCGCTCAGTGCGCTGCTGCGTTTGCCCGATCTTGGCTTCCAGCTCGTTGATGCGCAGGTTGACTTCAATCGAGGCTCGGTAGCCTTGCCCAGACGGGTCATCCACATAGGTCACAGAGCCCGGCAACAGCGAGGCTGGCTCGTTTTTCATCGAGACCGGCGCGCGCATCGGCGGGCGCACCATTTTGTCGATGGCTTCCTGCGCACGGATCTGCATCACCTGCAGCGACTTCACGTCGGGCAGCGCATCCATGCCAGGCGAATAGGCATAGTGATCCTCGGCTACCAGTTCCCATGCCGGCGCGATGATCGGGTTCTCATCGAAGCCGCTTTCCTCAAGCATGGCAGCATGATTGCCCGGCGCGCCCTCCTCCCAATAGCAGGAGGCCCAAGGCTTGTTGCGCTTGTCGATCTTGGTGATGTCGCGCTCGTGGCGCGGTTCAACGATGTGATTGATCGTGAACCGCTCGTCGTAATTGCCCTTGTCGTAGCACCGCCGCACCTGAAGGCTGCAGTTGTTATAGCCGAACCGGGCAACGATCCGCTCGCACGACCAGGAGAACTCCCGCACCAGCGTGGTGGCCACGCCGCGATGATCCCGAGCCAGCCAGAAGGCGCCGTGCAAGAGTTGGATCATACGGACAACGCTGTCCTTGTCCTCGACCAGCAGACCACAGGACTGCCCCATCAGGCCGATATCGCCGTACCCCTGATGAAACGACGGGTAAAGGTTCGAACTCTGAAACGCCTCACGCATGATCCGCTCGACATCGGACAAATAGGTGCGCACAGGGTTGAATTCGCGCAGTTCTGGATCAAACGTGGCGAGCCGGAACCATGGACGGGCCGGGCTGGTGATGCCCGAGTGCATGCCCGAGGCCAAAGTGCGCAGCGCGAACGAGGCGGTGCTGTCAACGATCTTGCCGCGAAGCCGCTTGCCTTCTTGCTCATTCAGGCTGGCGCGGTATCGAGTGGGGGCGATGTTTTCCGCCAGTTCTTTCCACTGATCTTCCCAAGGCCTGCGCATTTGCTTGAGCGCTTCCTTGCGGCGCATGTACCTGCGGCGCTTGCTCTCATTGGGGCGGTTCATTACGCCCCCAGCAACGTTTTCTTGGCAGTCTGGGCCCCGGCGATGACGCCCTGCGCCGAGGTCAGGATAGTGCCGAGCCCCGCCTTGGACGTGGGCGCGTCAGCAGTGACGCCACGGCCCGAGGTGAGGATCGTTGGGGTGCGTGAAGCATTGCGTTCAACCGCCCGGCGCTGGCTGGCGCTCTTGACCTGGGCGCCGTCCGGCTGCTTCATCGCGGCGGTTTCCGGGGGCAATACTGGAGCGGCAGGGGTCGCGGCGAACATGCACATAGGAGGTCACCCAATAGCGAGGAGAGAGGCGAGCGCAACGCAGACGGTGAAGCCATAGACTGCTACCGACGCAGGGCGAGCGATGGCAGGCGGGAGCAGGTCAACGATGGCAGCAAGGCCCATCGGGAACGCAGCAAAGATGGCGATGCCGTAGTGTTGAGCGGCGATATTGATCAGGACCAGTGACGCGCAGAACCAACGCCCGTTGGTCGCTACGTTTTGGGCAATGGCAATTTTATGATCCATCTGGGCGCCTCACGAGGTTTCCCAAGCGATACGGCCGAGATGGTTGTCGCTGATAACTAGCCAAACGGGTTGTAGTCGACGGCGGCCTTGTGAGGCTTGCCAGCCGCCTGCCCTGCCGGACGCTTGCTCACGGGCTCGGCGAAGGTCAGCGCCAGCGCATCACCGTCGTTTGGCGATGGCAGGCCGCGATCCTTCATGTCCGCTTTGCTTTCGAGGAGGATCTTGCCATCGAGCCGAGGCACGGTCTCAGGGCCGATTATGTCCTGATACAATTCTTCGTTCTTGGGATCGATGGCGCCGCCATCCTTGAGCCAGGCCTTGAGCCCGCCCCACATTTCGGCGCGCTTGTTGACGAACCCGCTGTCGATGACCTTGCCGCCGAACCAGATGATCCGCCACGACCGGCCCATGACGCGGCCGGCAGAAACGATGCCCGTACCATAGCCGCCATCCACAAAAACCGCGTCGGCCTGGTGCTCATCTTCGAGCCTCGCAATCAGGTTGGCGACTTCGATGTCATTGTCGTTTTTCGGGATACTGGCCAGTCTCTGCGAGTAGAGCCCCTGCCGCTTGTAGATCACCAGCGGATCATCGCCGGTCCAAGCCGGATCAACCCCGATGATCACCGGGGCGAAACTGTACTGCTCAGGCCGCAGGTGGCGAGAGCGGGCCGCGTCCGCGTCAATCGAGCTGATGAACTGCAAAGCCGACTGGCTGGGGAATTGCCCACGCACACGGATTTTGAAGAAGTCGCTATCCTCGCCATGGTCATCGAGCCACTGCTGAATTTTCTTCTTGTTGGTGCCGGGCACCGTGCGGCTGTCAATTTGGCGCTGCACCCACCGATGCCGGAAATTGCGGAAGCACTCGCGAAACCGCCCCGAATTGCGCGTCGGGTTGCCGAACACGATCCAGATAATCACGGTGTTCTCGTCGGTCAGGGCGCCCTCAGCGACTTCCCAAACCTTATCGTGGATCTTCGAGGCCTCATCGAACTCGAGAACGATGATCCGATTGAGATTATGCAGGCCGGCAAACGCCTCGGTATTGTGCTCAGACCAGGGCACGAAGTCTTGCCGCCAGTCATTGGCATGAGCCTTGTCGCGGCTCTTGATCGATTGCGCCTGTACATCGAACCAGTGCGAGGTGATGGCAGTGCGAAACCATTTGCCGATTTCAGGCGCCGTCTTGGTGCGCAGCTGGCCATCGGTGTTGGCCGTGGTTACGAGCTTGGCGTCATCGTAGCATGACATGGCCCAATTCGAGATCATGCCCATCAGCGCCGATTTGCCGATCCCGTGACCCGAGGCCACCGCAATCTGCAGCGGATCATACCGGGTTTCTGGATTGGCGAGGTGATCGCGAATGACGCTAAGAATGTCGGCCTGCCATTCGCGCGGACCCGTCAGGTCTGCCAGCTCACCATGGCCCCAGTCCCAGGCAAACTGCGCCCAGGCCAGCGGGTCAAACTGGCAGGCCGCTGCCTGCTCGATAATTTCATCGTTCGGATCAACGCGGGCTGTCACGCCTTGGCCTTCTTGGCCCTTGCGATCCGTTCGGCCAGGTTGTCGGTCACGTTGACTTCGACGCGATCCGCGAACGCCTGCACATCGACGTGCTTGCCGATCAGTTCGGTGCGCTTGATGCGGTCACTGATCTTGACCTTGCGGACAACCCCGATAACCACACCGTCATCGCGCATCTCCTCCACATCGACGCCCTGGATAAGACCCTTGCGCCAGATCAGCGGCCACTTATGCACCGGCAGGAGCGCCCCGGTCTCAGGATCGTAGAGATCCGCAAGGTCAGCTTCGTTCTCATCGTGCAACCGCTTGAGCACGTAATTCGCGTCAACCTTGGTTTCGGACAGTCGGTTATTGAGAGCTGCCGCAATGGCTTTCGCAATGTCTGGTTTTGACAGGTTTTCAGCGCCCATCTGTCGGGCTGTGTCGGCGCTATACCCAGCCCTAATCGCGGCCTGAGTTGCGTTCAGGTCGATCAGGTATTCTGCGACGAATTTTCGCTGCTTATCAGTGAGGCTCATAGTGTTGCGGTTTATGAGCCAGATGGTTGTTGCATCGAACCGCTGTGCGGCCACGCTTCAGGGCGGGTTACAGCCGGGTTACAGGCAGGTTCTGAGTGCCAGCCAATTGAGAACCTCGTTTTCTCGTTGTTTAACAACAGCTTAGCGTCAGGTTACAAGTGGTTCTCAATTTTTCCTCCTCTCTGGCTCCCAGAGCACTATTACTTAATGTCTTGCTTAACTATCATACCCTATTTTCTCACACTGTACTTTTGCTTACGTAAACTTGTAACCACTTGTAACCTGTAGTTAAGTATATGGAAAATAAGGAGAAAAGCAGGTTACAAGTTGCCATTGGACCTGTAACCCATTGAGAACCTGCCCATAAAAAGATTGCAGATTGTTGCGAAAAGTGTTGCGATCGTTGTGAGGGCATGCTTAATATCGATTATTCGAAATGCAGGCGACCCGTGCACATATCGTTGCGGAAAATGTTGTGGTCGCAATGAAAGGGAAATCAGATGCAACTCTGCACCCACCCACTCTCGACCATCTCCGGGGTCTATGTCCTGGCTGTCTATGGCAAGGTCGTTGCCGTCTATACCAGCCTCGATCACCTCAAGGAGCACTTGTTCGACCTCAATTATGACCAGGGGTCGCAGGCTCAGATCAGCCTTTGCAGCCTTGAGGATGCCGACGCCGACGACATCACCCACCTGATCGCGTGGGATCTGTTTGAGGGTTACGAGCACTACGAGGGTTGGGCTCGTGATCACATCGCAAGCTGGCCCATGAGGGGCCGCGTCGGGTTTGTAGAGTACTGGTTCGATCAGTGGGGCGGAGAGCACCGGCTGAATATGTCGCGCCGCAAGGATTTGCTCGACGGCCGCCCGGCCGTCGCCAGCGCCGTCGAAAGCACGGTGGCGTGATGAGCGAGAGCAAGCATACGTCGGGGCCTTGGGAATACGTCTCATCGACGGAACACCATGGCGCATATGTGGCGAGTTCGTACGGCGATATTTGCGACTGCTACACGATGTCAAGCCCCTTGGCCGCAAGCGTTCGCAACGGTGGAGACAGCTACCCCATCCCATTCCAAGGTGAGGCAGCAGACGCAAACGCCCGCCTGATCGCCGCCGCGCCGGAACTGCTGGAAGCGCTGCGGGCTGCGGAAGAACTGCATCAGGTCGGCATGCTTAACGCTACGGTCGAACTTGTTGACCGCGTGGTCACCTTGCGCCGCGCCGCAATCGCTAAAGCCACAGGTGCAGCATGAACAACATGCACCCCCGCGAACTTCTCGCCATTGCCGCACTGCTGCTGGTGCTCGGCTTCCTGAGCGTGCCAGCCCTCGGCACTGCCTTGGGAGCGATGTGATGCGGCCGGCTATCACCATCACCGCCACGGTCATGAAGCCGACGATCGAGAACGGGGAGTGGGTTTACCGGCCCTTCCTCCTGACCACCTCACCCACAGGCGCGCGCGATGAGCCGGCCGCAGTCCAAGGAAAATCATCATGAGCTCAGTGCTTATCGAAGGCCGCGTTTTGTCCTCTGCGTTGCGCTTGCATTGCGCGATCATCGAAAGCGGCAACAGGTTCCCGATCCTGTCAATGGTCCGCCTCTCGGTGAAGGGTTCAGTTCTTACCGTGACCGGAACGGACTTGGACATTGAGGCCGGCACCAGGCTCGATCCGATCGATGCCGTTGGCGAATGGGCAGTCTGCGTCGGCGCCAAGCTGCTCGCCCGCATTGCGCGCATCGCCGGGCCGGAAATCCTGCTCATCAGACCGACCGATGACGGCGCCCGCATATCGTTCGGCGGCGTGACCTATGACTTGGCCGCTATTGATCAAGAGAGCTTCCCCGAGCTGCCCGGCAGCAGAGGCGAGGTGATCGAGACGTTTGGCAATGGTTCTCTGGCGGCCCTCCTGGGCAAGGTGCACTGGTGCATCTCAAAGGAGGAAACCCGGTACTACCTCAACGGCGTGTGCTGGCAGACTGCTTCATTCGGGCGCCGCTTTGTCGCCACTGATGGCCATCGCCTGGCTATCTGCAGGTATGATGCTGATGACAGCGGGCCAGTCCGCAGCCGCATCATCCCCCGCAAGACGGTTCAGATACTGCGCCAGTTCGCGGCAGGCCTGGATGTAACAGCATTCGCCGTTGTCAGGGCAAACGAGGGCGGTGATCTGGCAGAACATCCAACCATGATCGAGTTCGGGTTCGGGCAGACCACGCTGCGCAGCAAGCTCATCGACGGCACCTACCCCGATGTGAACCGCGTAATCCCACAGCCCGCCAGTCAGCGCTACCGGATCACGGCCAACCGCGATGCTTTGCTGAGTGCCGTGGGCAAGGCCAGCGCAGTCAGGACGCCATTCAGTGGCCGAGCACTCCGCTTCCACCCCGACGGCGATCACCTTGCGATCGAGATGAAGTCTCCCGATTTCGGCAGCGCCTCGGTGGTGACCGATGTTGAGTGGCCAGAGGGCGCAGCCGAGTTCGGCCTCAACGGCGGCTATCTCGCCGATGTCCTCAACAGCTGCAGGGGCTCGGTGACGATCCGGCAGATTGATGCCGGCGCTCCCATGACCGTCAGTGACGATGACGACACCATGACCCGCGTCATCATGCCGATGAGGGTCTGACAGCGCCATGGCCGAGTACACGCCAGTAAAGGGCCGGCCACTGCCCCATGATTTCCCGTTGGCCGACCGGGCGCGCATCGAGGCTTTGCGCCGCAGCGACCGCCTGGCACCCCGACGCGGCGCATGGGTGCCGCCCGAGATGGAAAGCGAGTGGCTCCGGCTCAAACGCAAACGTCTCACAAACGCCGAGGCCGCCCAGGCTCTCGGCCTCACGGGCCGCAGCCGCAACACGTTCAAGCCATCGGCCCCGAACGTTCGACAGATTGGAGAGGAATAGCCGTGGGTAATTCGTTCAACAGCCCCATGCGGGTCCTGGTCGCCTGCGAATTCTCAGGCACCGTGCGCCGCGCCTTTGCTGCGCTTGGTCATGACGCTTGGTCCTGTGACTTGCTGCCGAGCGACGACAGGTCGAATAAGCACATCGTCGGGGATGCGCGCGATATTCTGAATGACGGATGGGATTTACTCATGGTCGCCCATCCGCCATGCACTCGCCTGTGCAACAGCGGCATCGGGTGGCTTACCCACGCACCGAAGGGGAAGACCGTCCCCCAAGTATGGGCAGAGCTTGATGACGCTGCGGGCCTGTTCTCTGCATTTTGGAACGCGCCAATTGAGCGCATCGCGATTGAGAACCCGGTCATGCACCGGCACGCAAGGGCGCGAATTGCTGGCTATGAGCCGCCGGCGCAAATCATTGCCCCGTGGCAATTCGGCGAACCCGTACAAAAAAAGGTCTGCCTATGGCTGAAAGGCTTGCCGGCCCTTGAGCCTACGAAAGTGGTTACCCTTCCGGAGCCCGCCTTTTGCGTTCGCAAATCCGGCGCCAGGGCTGGCAAACCGTACCGCTATTATTTCCACCAAGGGAAGTCTGGACACGAACGCTCTCGGTTCTTCCCCGGCATTGCGTCGGCCATGGCTGCGCAGTGGGGCGGCTATGCAGAAGGCAGGGCCTACGCATGAGCAGCGCATTCATCACACACAACGGCGGGCCTTGCCCGGTGAGCCCGGAGACGAAGCGGTACCTCCGATGATCTGGTCAATGTCAAACCGAGCTGACCCGTTCGCAGCTGCAATCGCCGACCGGCACTATTCACGCCAGAAGGTCGGAGCAAAGCAATTCGTGCCGCCCGGTCGGTGCCTCGTCCTAAAGGCGG